GCCGGAACGGCTTCCAAGACCACTGTGAAAGCATAAGGAGGGTGCAGTATGGCAATTCAGAAGAACATCACCATTGATGGGATTGATGTGCCGTTCAAGGCGAGTGCGGCAGTTCCCAGGCTGTATCGTTTGAAATTTCGCAGAGATATTTATCAGGACTTTGCAGCACTGCAAAAATCTGTGGGAGAAAAAACAGAGGATTCCTCTGCACTGGACATTGAAAGCCTTGAGGTGTTCGAGAATATCGCCTACATCATGGCAAAACACGCTGATCCGGAGAACGTGCCGGACAATCCCGACGAATGGCTGGAACAGTTTAACACGTTCAGCATCTATGAGATCTTGCCGCAGCTGATCGACCTCTGGGGTTTAAACGTAGAAACACAGGTCAAGTCTAAAAAAAACATCGCCCGATTGACCGACCGATGACCACACCGCTGTTTTTGTTGCGGTGCGTTCAGCTTGGTTTGTCAATGGGCGATTTGGATTTTTTGACCATTGGTTTGGTGAATGATATGTTCACCGAACGGGAGAATGACGAATACAAATATCATATGTTAGCGGATCAGAGTGACTTTGATAAATTTTGATAAGGGGGTGAGATTGTATGGCTAATCGAATCAAGGGCATCACCGTAGAAATCGGCGGCGATACCACCAAGCTGTCCAAGGCACTGGAAGGTGTCAACAAGGACATCAGGGGTACGCAGACGCAGCTGAAAGATGTCCAGAAACTGCTGAAACTCGACCCTACCAACACGGAACTTTTATCCCAGAAGCACAAGCTGCTGGCGGATGCGGTATCCGCCACTAAGGAAAAGCTGGAAGTGCTGAAAACCGCTGCAGAACAAGCCAATACGGCTCTTGCAAATGGTGAAATCTCCCAGCAGCAGTATGATGCTTTGCAGCGTGAGATCATCGAAACCGAAAACGAACTGAAACGCCTGACCACAGAAGCAAACAATTCTCACACCGCCTTGGAAAAGATGGGTGTTCTGGGTGAAACGCTGCAGTCCGCCGGAGACAAGATCTCTGGCGTGGGACAAAAGCTGCTGCCGGTCACTGCCGGTGTCACAGCTCTGGGAACCATTGCCGTGAAAACTGGTGCGGATTTCGATTCTGCCATGTCAAAGGTGGCAGCGGTGTCCGGTGCGACCGGTTCAGAGATGGATGCTCTCCGGGAAAAGGCTCGTGAAATGAGCAGTAAAACGAAGTTCTCTGCAAGTGAGGCTGCGGAAGCCATGAACTATATGGCGATGGCAGGATGGAAAACCAACGATATGCTCAGCGGTATCGAAGGCATTATGAATCTTGCCGCCGCTTCCGGTGAGGACTTGGCATCTACTTCGGACATTGTCACGGATGCTTTGACCGCTTTCGGTTTGTCTGCTTCGGACAGCGGACACTTTGCGGATATTCTGGCGGCTGCCTCAAGCAATGCCAATACCAACGTCAGCATGATGGGCGAAACTTTCAAATATGCCGCTCCGGTGCTGGGTTCCTTGGGCTATTCCGCTGAAGATTCCGCCATTGCCATCGGACTGATGGCAAATGCCGGTATCAAATCCTCACAGGCTGGTACAGCACTGCGTTCCGCCATTACCAATCTGGCAAAGCCGACAGACACGGTAGCATCTGCCATGGAACAGTACGGCATTTCTCTGACAGATAGTTCCGGCAAGATGTATTCTTTACGGGAACTCATGGAGCAACTTCGTCAGAAATTGGGCGGCCTTTCCGAGGCAGAACAGGCACAGGCGGCTGCCTCGCTGTTTGGCAAAGAGGCCATGTCCGGTATGCTGGCGATCATCAACGGTTCCCCGGCGGATTTTGAAAAACTGTCCAATGCCATTGACACCTGTTCCGATACAGTAGACGGCTACAATGGTACGACCGAAAAAATGGCAGCGGTCATGCAGGATAACCTTGCCGGACAAGTGACCATCTTGAAGTCCCAGCTGGAAGAATTGGCGATCAGTTTTAGTGATATTTTAATGCCTACCATTCGCTCCATTGTTTCCCGTATTCAGGAACTGGTGGACAAGCTGAACCAATTAGACCCACGGACAAAAGAAACCATTGCGAAAATTGCACTGGTGGCTGCTGCTCTGGGTCCGATGCTGATAGTATTGGGAAAGACCATTTCCAGCGTGGGAACAGTCTTTTCCGCAGTGTCCAAACTGCCTGCCCTGTTCTCTGCTGTGCAAAGTGGGATCGGGGCTGTAACAGGAGCGTTGGGTGTGTCACTTGGTCCGTTGCTTGCCATTATCGCAGCTGTTGCCGCTCTGGTGGCTGCCTTTGTGCATCTCTGGAAAACCAATGACGAATTCAAAAGCAATATCATCGCCATCTGGGAGCAGATTAAAAGCACCTTTACCGGATTGACACAGGGCATCACTGACCGGTTAAACGCTCTGGGATTCGACTTTGAAAGTTTCACCGATGTGCTGAAAGCGGCGTGGGACGGGCTGTGCAATCTGTTAGCTCCCATTTTTGAAGGCGTTTTTCAGAATATCTCCAACATCTTTTCAGAGTTTACTGGCGTTCTTCTGGGGCTGCTGGACGTTCTGATTGGTCTGTTTACTGGCGATTGGGAGCAGTGCTGGAATGGAATCAAGGGCATCTTTACGTCTATCTGGAATTTCATTGTCAACACATTCCGCAATATCATGAATACTCTGAAAGGCATTGCAGATGTGGTGCTGGGGTGGTTCGGAACAAGCTGGAACGAAGTCTGGACTTCCATCAAAACATTTTTCATAGATACATGGAACAGCATCGCTTCCTTCTTCACGGGAATCGTTACTGGAATCCGGGACTTTTTCGTCAACACCTGGACATCCATTTCCAACACCTTCACCACCATTGTCACTGCCATTCAGACGGTGGCAACGACCGTATTTACAGCGATTCAGGATTTCTTCACCACCATTTTTACGGCGATCTACAACTTTTTCAGCACGATTTTCAATGCCATTTACAATGTAGTTTCTACGGTCTTTCAGGCAATTCATAACGTCATTACGACCGTTTGGAACGCCATTTACACCACCTTAGAACCGCTGATCACGGCATTTGGCTATCTGTTTCAGACGATTTTTGAAGCCATTCAGATTATTGTGGGCAGAGTGATGGACTGGATCTCGGAGAAGATCCGTGCCATTTGGAATGCAATCGTGGCATTTTTAACGCCGATTTTAGAAGGTATCCGAACGACATTTGAAACCATCTGGAATGCCATCTCTACTACAATTTCCACGGTTTTGACAGCGATTCAAGATGCGGTGACTACGGTTTGGAATGCGGTATCTGGTTTCATTTCGTCTGTTTTGTCTGCAATCTGGAATGTGGTTTCTTCCATCTGGAACAGCATCTCCAGCACGATTTCCAGTGTGATGAATGCCATTTTTTCTGTGGTATCGTCTATCTGGAATCAGATTTCTTCTGCGGTTTCCAATGTTCTGAACGCCATCCAATCGGTGGTATCTAACATCTGGAACAGCATCAAGAGCACCATTTCCAACGTGATGCAGAGCATTTCTTCTACGGTGTCCAGCATCTGGGACAACATTCGTTCTGCAGTTTCTGATAAGATCAGTGGTATCCAGTCCACCATTCAGAATGGATTCGATGCCGCTGTGGGATATATCAGGGGACTGGCTTCCGATGCCTGGAACTGGGGACGGGATATCATTCAGGGAATCATTGACGGCATTCAGAGTGCCATTGGCTGGCTGTCGGACTGCGTTACGGACGTTGCTGATACCATTCGGGATTTCCTGCACTTCTCTGTTCCGGACAAAGGACCGCTGACAGACTACGAAAGTTGGATGCCGGACTTTATGAAAGGGCTGGCAAGTGGCATCGACAAGAGCAAAAAGTATGTGGAGAAAGCCGTAGGCGGTGTGGCGAAAGCCATGCAGCTGACCATGGATTCTGATTTGAATTACAGCTTGCATGGAATCTCCGGAGCGATGCTGTCCGGCAGTTCCGGTGGCACAGTGAACAATTATTACAACACAGACAATCGGAAAACGGTGAATCAGACGAATCAATCGCCGAAGGCATTGTCACGGTTGGAGATTTATCGGTTGACGAGGAATGCACTGAATATTTAAAAAGGAGCGATTTGAGTCGCTCCTTTTTCTCGGTAAATCAGAATTTACAGTGCAGAACTGTTTATCCCGTCAAAAGCAAATTCTTTCGATTCAT